CACTTGAGCAAGTTGTTGCGCTTGCTTAATTTTGTTTGCTGCCATCTCAGCTTGAACAACATCGAACTTAGCTTGTTCAGCTTGAGGTAATGGGAATATGGCATTGCTAGAAGCAGTCGAACCAATGTCAGCAAGCAATGCAAATGGATCTAAATCGGCCATCTTACTGTCCCTTTGGTGCCCTAGTTAGTTGCCAAACTTTACCATACTTTGCTGCCAAATTATTGGCCTCAGTAATCAAGTTCTGCTTTTGTTGTGGCGTAATGTCCGCACTTCGTACTTCTTTTGATATTTCAGCAAGGCGATCAATAGCCTTTTCGCTAGCTGTTTTGCTTGGCAACTCAAACGGCAACACTTTTGTATTGAGCTGTGGATCGGTTGCGTCAACTTGTTTGTTAGCTATTAAACGACTCTTAGCCAACTCAGCCTGTGATGTATACGAAGCACTAGAAGCATCAACGTATACTTTAAACGCTTTAAGTAAGTCCGCTCTGGCTGGATCTGATAATACTGATTTACCAGATAATACTTGGCTTAATTCATTCTTATATTGCTCAAGCACTGGAAGAACATTCAACCTTGCCTTTGCTTCATTTGGAGAAACAATAGAGGCAGGGTCTCCAATCTTTGTTCCTAGTCGTGCCAACTCGTTGTCAGCTGCACGGGAATCTTGCGACATCAATTCTTCTATTGAGTTATACATATTTGATATTTGAGTGGCATTCTCACCTTGTTTGGTAAGTGCTTGCCGCTCTTTATCAATAGCTTCTTGCCTACGCTGTGGACCTTTAACAATTTCTTCTTTATCGAATTCTTGTTGAATTTCTCGTTGTCGTTTAGGAGTCATGCCAGGGATTGCTGCAAGTGCTGGTGTTCCCATTGGCGTTGCTGTTGGCGCTACTGCAGCTGCTAACGGTTGTAAACTCTCAAATCCAGCCGGAAGATTGCCAGTTTGTTTTACATACTCTAATGCTATTTCTTGCTCTAGTTTTCTCTTGGCTGCAGCTTGTTCAGCTCTTGCCGCAAGTTCTTGTTGCATAAGCATTGGATTAAGCTCTGTGAGTTTGCTCATAACGTTCATAGGAACGTCTTGTTGCTGCAATCCTTGCAAGAAGGTAGTTCGCTCTGTTGCTGGCTTAGCAAGTAGCTGCGTAGCAAGGTCACTAGCTTGCAATGATTCTTCAGTAGCTTGCTTCTTAGCCTGATAGCCAAGCAATCCAGAAAGCAATGCCTGTCCAAGAGCAATGCCAAAGTTACCAGCAGGTTTGCCGTATGGATTGTAAAGACTAGGTGCTGCTTGGTTAAGAGCAATAAGACCCATTCCGTATGGGTTTTCTGCGCCAGTTATACGAAGCCCACCAAGTGCATTAGCAAGCGGATTGATTGTTGTACCATCTGCCATTGTAGATCCTTTTAGCTTGTTGCCCATCGTGTTGCAGCTGCACCAGCGCCAGCACCAAGACCTTGAGCGAGTGCACTACCAACACTTGGTTGTTTTGTCTGGTTATATTGGTTCATGCCTTGCATTGCCGCTACATCTCTTGCAGCATCCGCGTTAATTCGCGCAGCAGCAACCGCTGAACCACCACCAGATCGAGCGGCTCGCTCTTGTGATGCTCTATCTAATGCTGCTTGTTCAGCTTGTGTTTTAGCAGCGTATGGGAGTTTCCATGCATCAGCTCCCATTTGAGCAAATTGGAACGGCATAGTCCTGCTAGTAACATCTTGCGTAAATTCTTGTTGCTGGTACTCAGCACCTCGTTGAAATGCTGAATCCATAGAATTTTGTCGCGCATTGCTTTGAGCATCATTGAGCATCTTCATCTGTGCTTGATATGCGCCACTGTTTGGATCTATTCCCTGCTCTGCCATACGTTGACGCAACTGCATTTGTTGACGCTCAAACTCTGGGCCCATCGTGCGCTCAAATTGTGCTGCAGCTTGTTGACGCGAGGATTCAAGTTGACTTGAAAAGTCTGGTTGCCCTTGTCGCATCCGTTCCATTTCTCTTGCGTATGCCTCATTTGCCAATGCAAGAGCATCAGTGCCCGTTTCTTGAATTTGTCCTTCTGGTGTTAATCCTCTAAACGCTGCCTCTGGAGTTCCTGGAGGTGCGCCAGGAGTACCCTTCTGTGCATACTTATTGATCGCTGTGTTGATTCTTCCTTCTTTGTATCCAAGTTGCTTGCCTGTCTTATTAACGATAGCAATAGCAGCGTTATACTCAGGAGAACCCACGGTTAGGTTACCCAAGTTACGCACTGTATTCAGATAGGTATCTCTAGCTTTTTGCTGCGCTACCTTTGGATCTGTTCGCGGTTTGCTAGGGTTAGTGCTAAGAGCACCACCTCTAGTAACTGGTTTACTTGGTGCTGGTTTGCTTGGTGCTGGTTTATTTGCTGTCTTTTTAGCTGCCATATTATACCTGTCCGCCTACATCGTAACGTACTTCAAAGCCAATGAATTGGCATGGTGAATTTTTAATAGTCCCACCAAATCGGATAGCTGCGCAGTGGCCTTGTCCGGCTGCTGCAAAGCGATCAAATATGTAATCAACATCTGCAGACCATGGTGTGAATACCGTGGCTAATGGCAATCCGGTATATGGATTAATTGTTCCAGCGCCAACACCCCAAGGGCTTCCCCATGGTGTAAACGTGCTCACTGGTGTTGTTACTGAGGTTACAACCGCTTGCCGTTTGAAGTCGGTATCAAGACCAAGGTTTAGCGTAAGTCCACGCTTTGCCCTCATAAGTGGCCGAATATCCTTGAATGCTTTGTAGTTGCCTCTGCTACCGTAGAAAGAGAACGCACATCGAGCTGCAAACGAGATTGATTCACCAGTGCCTGAGCCAACTACAGCATCAGCATATCCCGTTTCACCCTGATATATTTTGCCAGTGTTTGAACCGTAAAAAGGTAAATCACTATACTTACAAGAAACAACATTATGCTCTGTAGAATACAGGATAAACTGAGTCCATGATTTGCTATCAATGCTGTAAACTAGCAGCGTTGCCGTTGAGGTTGAATCTGGCAGGGTTATATAAACCCGCCTACCTGCTGGCCAAAAGAATCCATTCCACAACTCACTTAGTGCAACCTGTCCGGCATACTGAGTAATCAGCGGGTTAATCTTATAGCTTATGATGTTAAGTGCTTGCTCTGGGTCTGTTTGAAACAGTGCCGAAACTGGGACAATACCCTGCTGAGTTATGATCCAAACGTCCTGATTAACGCGCACAAACGCTTTAGCGCCAAGCGGCTTACCAATGATGAAGTGAGCTACAAGCGACCAGTTTGGATCATCTGGCGAGTATCCAGAATACAGAACTATTTCACCCTGGCTTGATACAGCCATGAACAAGTCTTGCGAAGTCTGTGCGGTCTGGTTGGTATAACTGCCAGTGAAAAGAAGATACCCACCACGTCTAAAGATACCGCTAAAATCGTATGACTTTAATAATGGGCTTCCCGTTGTAAGCGTTACGTTTTCCGTGGCGTGATACCACATCAACATGGAATCTTTTTCAGGAAAGTATAACCGCAATCTGTAAGAAGCTACGTTGCAGAGTTTAGCTAATCCTCCAGATGGTCCACCGCTTGCGCTTATATCTGCTGCAATACCTGTGCCAGTATAAACCTGTGGCACATCAGAACCACTGTTGTTGGCGACATAGAAGTTACCGCGAAACATCTCCTTGTTCCACGCGCCAGAGATATACCCACCAACCTTACTAATGTTGGTAACAGTGCCCGTACTACTAACAGAAAATAGCTTTGTTGCTTGCGCTGCTATTAGCTGATTAGTTCCGTTTTGTAACGGATACTCATGCATGAATTTAATTGGAGCACTAGAACCTAAATCAGCAAACTGAGTATATCCAAGGCGTACAGTAGGAGCGCCAGCGCCAGGAAAGATATTCTCTAGCTCAAGCGCACTTGTTGGCTCCATGTTGTCTATTGGAGTTACAAGATCCAACCCTGTGGAGGGTGGTGGCATTGTGTAGCCTTGGAATGGCATTAGTAATTATATCCCTTGAAAGTGCCGTTTTGTATTGCTTGTAATTCAGTTGGAGACATTTGACCTTGTGGAGCTGTTGGTTGTCGATTTGCTACTATTCCCTGTTGAAATCCTTGTGGCTGCCCGTATTGCTGTTGTGGCGTAAAGTTATTCATCTGAGGAAATGACATCTGCTGCGGTGGCTGTCCACCTTGCTGCAACATTCCGCTTACGGTTTGAGGCTGCTGCGGTTGTTGAAATCGCTGATAAAGCTGGCTCATCTGTTCAGGAGAAAAGTTGCCCATCATTGGATTTTGTCCCATAAACGGTCGAGGCATCTGCGGCATATCACCAAAGTATGGCTTATTCCCCCACTGCTGTCCTTCTGCTGGACGACCTTCTCTTGTCATCCCCATGTCGGTTGTCTCCCTACCGCCATTAAAAGCAGGGTCATTGAAGTCTTGAGCTACTTGTCCTGATAATGCTGCTGCGTTTTCTGGCGGTGCCATTGGAGCTGGTTGCTGCATAGGCAATGGCGCTGGCTGCTGTGGCGGCTGCTGAGAAATAGCATTAACAATAGAACGTCCTGGCTGCTGTCGCGCTCTATCTCGACCGTATCCCATGCCTTGTCCACCAGAAACTATATTAGCAACATTACGCGCTCTATCTTTCATGGATGGTTGGCCAGGCAATGGTTGCCCTTTATTCCCAACAAGCTGTCCTTGTGGATTGCGATATACGCCAGGAGACAATCGTTGAAGTCCTGCGCCAGCTCCTTGAGCTATACCAGCAACCATGCCAGCAGAATTAGGTTTCCCAAGTGGCATAGGACGAGGCTTTACAGGCAATGAAGTGACTCTACCTTTTGGGCTTGCTGCAAGTGCTCCTTTAAGTGCTGATCCTTTTGCTGCCATAACTATCCTATTTATTTATGTTTAATTCTAAAATATCTCTAATTGAGTTCTTTTTTGCAGGCTTTTCTACAGCCACTGCTGGAGTGCTTGGTGGCAATGGAGCTGGTGGCCTGGTTGAAACAGTTGGAGCAGCTGGTGTAGCTGGCTTCTGTTGTTGTGCAAAGGTCGATTTGCCAAGCATAGCATTGATATTTGCGAGAACGTCTTTTTCGCTCTTGGCATTAGACGTTACCGCATTAACAAGCATACCCGTATACTGTTCAGGCTTAACCTTGCCATCAACATCTTGATAAATACTACGAACCTTTGGATCGAGTTGATCGGTTGCAAACTTTGCAAGCGGATTAGAAAAATCTACATCCCAAGCGTTACGAGTAGTTTTGCCATCAATGTTTTTACCAACATTCTCGTACTTAGTTTTGCCGTCTAGGCCAATGTTGAAAGTAGATCCATCAGCCAGTGTAACGTTGTACTTGTCATCAGCTACGCCAGTTTGTTTGAGCAACCCACGGAAATCATCGCGCAGTAGTTGGGAATCTGATTTGCCCGTTGTCATCATTTTACCAATAGAGCGTTTGCCCATTAACTTGAGAGCCAAGTTAGGAGCAAAACCTGTTGCCATGTTTACTCCTTGGTTAATGTAATCTTCTCTGGTCCCTCGTCCTCGCAGAATATCTTTCATGCCAGTTTCCCAGGCTGTTGATAATGCCGCTGCTCCTACAGCTACAGGCAATGCCACTGATCCTATGCTGGATAATGTAGATCCTTCTGCTAATGCCGTTTCACCACCTAATGCTACAGGCATTTCAGTAACACCAGATCCAACACCAGATTTAAACAATCCAGCTATGTTAGGAAAACCACGCATCGCTTCTTGTCCAATCAACAGTCCACCAATCGTGCCACCAGTTTGAGCCAATGCAGCATTTTGCTCTGCTGATGCTGCGTCCTCTGCTTGTTGCCGTGGAGTCTTTGGAGGTCCAAAACTAGCTTGAACAGCATTATAAGCCTCATAAGGCCGCAACCCTTGAGACGTAAGAGTATTGTAATAATCCAGTGCGCTCATTCCCTTAGCTGGTGGTGCTATCTGTTGTGCCATAGTTATGTCCACGTTCCAAAGACTGCAGTGCCAGCACGAGCAAACATCTCTGCTCTAGTGTGGCCACCAGCATAAATAATCTTACTAACTTGCTGCCGTGAATAATCCTCGTTCATTTGTGTAATGAATCTAGGTTGTACAGACTCAAGACCATGAATCTCGGCAAACCGCTCAAGCATACCCTGCTCAAGAGTTTTTTGATTGAATACAGTCTCATCTGTATCAGCTAAGAAGTCGCTATAAGCTCCACTGTAGTAAGTCCAAGTAACGCCCCCATCTGATACTGAACCGCTTGTATGCGTTGGAGGAGTAGCGCCAGAAGTTCCACCTGCTGAAGTCTGGTAGTAGTTGCCGTTGTAAAAAGTATAAGCATTGGAAGCATAAGACTTGGACGTTGTCCATGTTGCAGGACGGACGCAACGATCTGCGATGTACTCAAAGATTATTATATTTCCGTTCTGTGATGCTGTTGGAGTTGGCGAAATGAGCAACTCATTGTTGCTTAGTCCTCTAATCTGGAACCGCTGATAGACGGTCGTATTCAGTCCGTAACCGCGAATCTCTGCGTACTCTTGGGGTGACATCGGCCCCAAGATTCTCCAGCGTGTAGAGCTATTCCAGAAGGTCTCGTATTGGTACCACGAAAAAGCTGCTGGCAAAGCATAACTTGCTTGGCCAGCAACCAACGTGATTGAGCCTGAGGCGTACATTTTAGGCCAAGGAAACGCATCCGCAATCTCCCTGTTTATACGTTGAGCGATAACGCGCAGTTGCTTTGTAGTTGTTTCAGTAGAAGCAATCACACCACTTTCGACAGTGTATCCTGCTTCATTAGCTACGTTTTGAACTGCGGTTACTAAACTCATACTTTTCTTGGTCGTCCTCTACGTTTTGGTGCAGCTTCTTCCTCAAGAACCTCATCTTGGCTACCCTCTTCTATTAGCTCATCAACCTCGATAGAACGGATCACCTCCTTTCGACGTGGACGAAGGTCTGTACCCTCATTCCCTTCTACTCGTTGCAGCAACAACTCTACCTGTTCTTCTAGCTTTGCAGTCCTTCTCTGTTCACGCTCAAGCTGCTGTTTAAGAGCAACTACGTTGAATTGAGAAGAATTTGCAGCGTCAAGCCAATCCTTGGCCATCTTTACAAAACGACCAGTAGGACCAAGTTTGCGCTTAATCTCATCGTGGGCATCTGCTAACTGCTCTACAGTTTTGAAGCCAAGATGCTGCAGTTCTCGCAAAGTAGAACCGTTCATAATTGGCCACTCAGCAAGAGGAGTGCCGCTAACTACCGCCTCGCTACCAGCCTTGAAAGCTGCATATAGCTCTGGATAGTCTGCAACATCATGAGGTTCAATCTTGCGAACCGTCTCATCTCCACCTGGATATTGGATAGAAATGGATGGGATCTCATCAAAGATTGCGCGGCCAGCCTGTAAGCTCTTTTCTTTGTTCTCGTTGTAGGAATTAAAGAAACGGACGTTAGCGCCATGAAAACGCTTGCGCTGTTGTGGCATTTGCCCGTTCATTAAATTGTTCCAGTCTATCTGTGCCATAGGTCTCCTAAGTTAAACACGCATATTGCGTACCTATCTTATAGCACTAACCTTCAATGACTGTAACAGTGTTAATCGAAGCTCCACTGGTTTGATAAACCGTAATAACTCCACCAGGAATAAATCCATCCGAAAATATCAATCTGTTGGCGTTACTGGTGCTGTCTAAATTAAAACACTTATTGGTAGCTGAAGGGTTTATTCCCGAAAGGGTTTGACCCTCTAAACCTACTCCAATAGGTGCTCCCGAGTGGTTTTGAATAAGAAGAAACTTTCTAAACGGATTAGCTGCAAGAACTGTCGTGCTAGTAGCCGTTGCAATAGTTGGAGTGGTAGTTGTGGTATTTCCGGTATAAGCTGTCATAAATCACCTAAAAAATTGGGGTGCTAAACAAGCCACCCCGTAAAGCTATACAGCCTTAGTGTGAACCATAACAATCCAGTTAGTCGCCGACTGACGAATACACTGAACAGCTTGAGTTGTTGCAACTGAAGTACCAGTAGCACCAGCAATAGAAGTGTTTATTGTCTGCGAACTTTGAGCATATACGCGTACTGCGTTTGCACCATTGTTTGCTACATAAACACATTGACCAATCGGACACTCTATTGGCAACTTTACACCAGTGCTTGCTGCTGCTGTTCCAACCAAGTTTACAAACGAGGTAAGAGCAAGAGCATCAGCAACGGTAGTGCCAGAAGCTGTGAGTGACCCAGAGGACGAAAGAGTTGGAGCAGAAGAAAGAGTCTCAGCAGACAATACTGAGGCCAATTCTCCTGGCATTCCCGTTCCCATCAAATCTTGAAGAAGTGGCATAGTATCTCCTTATAAAAGCGGCTGCTATACAAGCCAGCCGCCAGATTGATTAGTTGAGCGTGAGGTAACCAGTCGACTTCAACTCAACGCTTGCTGCACCCGTTGTGAGGGTAGTAGCAGATACGTTTTTGATTGTAGTCGAACCAGAGTCGTCAGCAGCGCCAGCAGTACCAGTTGTAAGAAGTGGGGTGTTCGCAACATACGATCCCAAAATCTTGCCCTTGATTCCCTTGCCAACTCCACCACCAGCGGGGCCGCCAATCCATACCCATGCGAACTCATTGGTCAACAACGCAGCTTGAGCAACACCAACGTGCTGAACAATGCTCGAAGCGCCAGATGTTTCTGCTACGGTAAATGTGTCTGTGATTAAAACAAATGCATACTGAGCAACAGCAGCACTAGCCTTAACATACATCCATTCGCCATCTGAATCAGAACCGATATCGCCGAGCTTTGCTTCGATGATTGCTGGATCTGTTCCAAAAGACTTCTTGTAATTAACTCCAAATGATCCTGAACGTGCCATTGTAATTTCTCCTACTAATTAAGCGTAAATAACAGCCTGAAGCGCAGGAGCAGCACAGCAGAGGTTACCCTCTACAATGATCACTGTGAAGAAAGCATCCTGATCAACAGGACGATTCATCTCAGGAGCAAGCGGCTTGAAGTCTGCGCCACGAACCATGTCAAACGACCAATACTTAGTATTGAGAAGTCGTACAGAGTTTGTCTCAAGCACTGATGATCCGAATCCACCATCGAATACGAAATCGCATCCGTCATAGCTCAATGCACGGAATCCAGCGGTAGCCTTCTTGGTAGGAAGCTGAATGCGCTGAATAGCTGTAAGAGAGCTGTGGAGGAACTTCCAAGCAGTACGATCACAAAGACCAAGATCAGGAGTCTCATCGCCACGAGTAATCTGGCTGATTGCATCTGATACCTGCTCTTGTACGTTAGCAGCGGAAAGGGTCACGTTAACCGCAAGGTTACGAGCCCAAGTGTTGCTAGTACGATCGATCTGTCCGTACGTTCCCGAAGCTGGCGAAGTCGAAACTGCCTTCTTGATACCGTCGAACTCAAGTCCACCACTTCCTGTACCATCGCCACGAAGCGAGGTAGAAACAGTATTTTTAAGACGGCTGATAGCAGCTTTCATCTTCATCTCAGCGAGATCAAGCAACATAGCTTGATCACGATTAGCACGACGATCACGGCCAGAGATTGCTACTGGCTCATAAGCCTGCTTAATAGCAAATCGGAATGCAGTTGCATCATCGATTGAATCAAGGTTGAAAGCAGAGAATCCAGCGTAGAAACCACCTACAGCTG